TGACTGGAGTTCAGACGTGTGCTCTTCCGATCTAGGATTTTATATTGAGACAGATGGCGAAAGGTTTTTGCAGAAATAGGGGGAGAGATGTAAAGTATGCCAGAGAAAAGAGAAACCAGGGAAGTCAGTTATAAGCTGGCTGTGAAGCTTTTGGATCTGATGTTGAAAAATGGTTTTTTGCTGCCGGAAGAATATGAAGAAATCGATGCACTGAATCGTCTGACATTTGAGCCGGAACTTTCCAAAGTATATGGTTAGGGAACATTTTGAATGATTTACTTTCTAAAATGTTCCCTAATTTATCTTGACTATTAGGGAGTATTTTGACATAATAAGTATAGAAAATGTTCCCTAAAGAAGGAGATATAATGGCAGTACAATATAGTGAAATACAGGAATTGATCAGAAGTCGTGCCGACCTCTATGCAAGACTGAATTTAATGCCTTACGATGGTACCCCAGAAATCAAGGAATGCGGCAACGGAAAATATCTTTATGTAAGAAAGCGTGTGGCAGGGAAACAGACATCTACTTATGTGGGTGCATATACCGAGGAATTGTATAATTTGCTTTTGAGAAATGCCAGAGAAGCCCGTGAAATCAGAAAATCACTTCGCAGCATTGAAAAACAGCTTGCTGCCGCCGGATATTCCGAAGATGAGCTTACTGCTGATGTTATCAATAACATAGCATTTGCACATGCCAACATGAAAATGAATATCTATAATCAGGCTGTTTTGGAAGGGGTTGCAACATCCTTTCCTCAGACAGAAGAAATTATAGAGAACGGAAAAGTTTCGGGTATGACGGCTACCGATGTGCAGAAAATTTTGAATCTGAAACATGCATGGGAGTTTATTTTGGATCGTGATGTGATTGCCAGCTGTTCCGATTATTACATGCTCAGTCACATTGCAAGACTTGTTAATGAAGGCTTTTTTTCAGAAGGCGGTCGAATCCGTGGTGTTCCAGTTACCATAGGCGGTTCATCTTATGTTCCTCCTCTGCCGAATGAGCTGGAAGTAAAAGACAGAATACGGGAGATTGTCGAGGAAGAGGATGAAGCTATTAACATTGCTATCAGACTGTGCCTTTACTGCATGAAAACACAGATATTTCTGGATGGAAATAAACGAGCTTCTGTTATTTTTGCAAATCATTACCTGATTGCGCATGGAGGCGGTTTTCTAGTAATTCCTGAAAAGGAAGTACCGGAGTTCAAGCGATTGCTTGTAAAATACTACGAAGGAGAAGATGTTTCGGTTATTGCATCCTTTATGAAAGAGCGTTGTTGGAAGACGATAAAATTTTAATCATGCTATATCCATTGTAAGAGTCGAGAAATCGGCTCTTTTATGATTGTGCTGTAAGAATGAGTGGTCAGTGACTATATTTCGAGCCGGAATTTTCCAAAGTATATGGTTAAAGTCCTGGATATCCTGCGAGAAGTGTGGTATTGTGTGGTGCTAACAGGAGAGAAGATGAAGCAGTAAGTATATCTGATTCCTGGAAAATAACGGAAAGGAGAATCGGAGAGTGAATCAGACAGCAAAGAAAGTAACGAAGATCGAACCTGTTAACACTGCACAAGCTTTTGAGAAAGCCAGGGAAAAAAGAGTTTGTGCATACTGCCGTGTCAGTACGGACTCTGAAGATCAGAAGAATTCCTTTGAAGCACAGGTGGATTATTACCGGCATATGATTGGGGAACGAAGCGGCTGGATATTGGCAGGAATTTATGCAGATGAAGCCCGGAGTGGAACGAAAGTAAAATGCAGAGATGAATTCCAGCGGATGATCCGGGACTGCGAACGAGGAAAAATTGATTATGTTATTACAAAATCTCTTACCCGGTTTGCCAGAAATACAGTGGACAGTCTTAAGACCATTCGAAAATTGAAAGAAATGGGAATCGGGATTTATTTTGAGAAAGAGCGGATTGACACATTGGCGGAGAAGAGTGAGCTTCTGATTACGATTTTAAGCTCTGTGGCCCAGGGGGAATCAGAAAGTACTTCTACGAATATAAAGTGGTCTGTTTTAAGGAGATTCCAGAATGGGACATTTGTGATTCCGGATCCAGCATACGGTTATCAAAATGATGAGGAAGGAAATCTGATCATTGAACCAGAAGAGGCCATGACTGTGCGGAGGATTTTTGAAGACTATTTGGGAGGAAAAGGAGCATATGTGATTGCACAAGAATTAGAGGAGGAGAAAGTTCCAACGATTCGAGGTGCAACGCACTGGGGCGAGAGCACTGTGAGAGGAATCTTAAATAATCCCATATATGAAGGTGATGTTTTGCAGCAAAAGACCTATACCACAGAAGGGGTCCCCTTTATACGAAAAAGTAATAAAGGAGAGCTGCCGCAGTACCTGATCCGTGATAATCACCAACCGATTATCAGCAGAGAAGAAGCAGAGATGGTTCGTAAGATTTGTGCGTATCGAAAAGAAAAGCGGTGTGCCGATGATCCGTCTGTTTATCAGAAACGGTATGCATTTAGCAGTAAGATTATTTGCGGAGAGTGCGGAGGGACTTTCCGCAGGCAGAAACTTTGTATCGGAAAGCCCAATGAGAAAGTACAGTGGAGCTGTCATAATCATATTTTGAACCGGGATTTTTGCAGACAGAAAGCAATTCAGGAAGAAACGCTGAAAGGTCTGTTTGTACAGATGTGGAATCGGCTGGCAGGAAATTATGAAAAGATCTTGGTACCGGTGCTGGCTGGACTAAAGGCAATTCCAAAAGATCCCAGGCAGGAAGAAGAAATTCTGGAATTAAACAATCGAATCGATGAATTGAAACAGCAGAGCTATATGTTGCGAAAAATCTTGGTGGATGGTGACATTGGCTCTGCTGTTTTCATAGAAAAAAGGAATCTGATGGATTCGGAGTTGAATGAGGTACGGCGCAGACTGCAGCGGCTAGAAAGGGAAACTGTGTTTGGGGATGAGATCGCCCAGACAGAGTATCTGATTACTGTATTTAGAAACCGGCCATCCATAATGGAATCTTATGATGAAGAATCTTTCCTGTTACTGGTTGATCATGTGACAGTATATCCGGAGAAGAAAGTTCAATTTTGTCTCAAGAATGGTCTGGAACTGGAAGAATGGATGGAGGAGGGAAGCTGATGGCAGAGAAGAAAGTACGACAGCGCCATGTGCCTTTTGGATATCAGATCCGAAATGGTCTGGCAGAGGTTGTGGAGGAAGAGGCTGAAATTGTTCAGACTGTGTTCTGTGATTATCTGGCCGGTATGCCCACTTATAGGATAGCAAAACGCTTGTCTGAACAGGGAATCTCCAATGCGAATGGAGAACCATCCTGGCATCACGGAGGTGTAGGAAAACTTCTGGATAATGAAAAATACTGCGGGGATGAGTTTTATCCGCTGATCGTGCCACGCGAGCAGTTTGAACTTGTAAAGCAGAGACGAAAAGAACGGATGGAGCAGTTGGGGCGGAAAAAGCATCCTGATGGAAATTCAGATAGGCAGATGTTTAAGGGAAAGGTATTTTGCGGTATTTGCGGGCATGAATATCGAATATATGCAAAAAGGCATAAAAAGCCAGGTACAGAGGACAAACATTGGAAATGTTCAAAGCATATACAACGAACATATGGCGTATGTGGAAATATTGCTTTAGAGGAAACGCAGATACGAAATGCAGCGATCTCTGCTATCTGTCATGTGCGAAAGAAAACAATGTATACGAGAGACGCTATACAGAATCTTCAAAAATCGGAGCCGTTAGAATGCAGAAGGCTGACGAAACGAATCGAGATGCTTCTTTCAACCGGGCATTTTTCCGTAGAAGAAATCAAACAGCTCTTATATGAACGGGCCAGAATACAGTATCGTACCCTGGAGATTCCATACAGACAGTATCGGGCAGAGCAGATGTGGGATTATTTGAATAAACATGGGATTTTTGAAGAGATTGACGAAGAAGCGATTCGCTGTGTGATAGACCGGATCATCGTAGAGAAAAATGGAAATCTGGGTGTACATATGATGGATGGAAGCGTGATTATCATAGACAGCAGCACAGGAGAAAGGAGGATGGGGGATGGAAAGCCGGGGAAAAAAGAACATATCCATTATTCCAGCCAAGCCAGCTTATGACAGGAGTATACGGCCTCAGATGCGAAATCTCCGGGTGGCAGCTTACTGCAGAGTCAGCAGTCTGATGGAACAGCAAGAAAGCAGTTATGAAGCTCAGGTGCAGTATTACACTGAGAAGATCCAAAGTACACCAAATTGGAAGCTGGTTGGGATTTATGCAGACGATGGAAAAAGTGGGACAAATACAAAAAAACGATTGGACTTCCATGCAATGGTTGATGATTGTATGGCAGGAAAAATAGACATGGTCCTTACAAAATCGGTCAGCCGGTTTGCCAGAAATACGGTAGATTCACTGACTACGATCCGTAAACTGAAAGAAAAGAACATAGCCGTTGTTTTTGAAAAAGAGGGCATCAATACGCTGGAGGCCAGCGGTGAACTGTTGATCACGATCCTCAGCAGCCAGGCCCAGGAGGAGAGCCGGAATATCAGTGAGAACTGCCGGTGGGGAATTGTCAGAAGGTTTGAGGCTGGCAAGGTAATCGTTAATCACAGCAAATTCCTGGGCTATACAAAAGATAAAGATGGCAATCTGATCATTGAACCGGAAGAAGCCAAACTGGTACGCCGTATCTTCTGCCTGTATTTGGAGGGGAATAGCAGCTATAAGATCAAAGAGATTTTGGAAGCGGATGGCATAAAAACGGTGACAGGAAACAGTGTCTGGCAGGCGGCTGTCATTGACAAGATGCTGGTCAATGAGAAATATATGGGCGATGCACTGCTGCAGAAGACCTATACCGTAGATTTCCTTACAAAGAAGAAGGTCATCAATCAGGGAATCGTTCCACAATATTATATCGAAGATGACCATGAAGCGATCATTCCCAAAGAACTGTTTTACAAGGTGCAGGAAGAGAAGGCCCGCCGTTCCGGAATTTATCGTGCGTCCATCCGGAAAAAGCGAGGCCAGGAAAAGAGCAAGTATAGCGGGAAGTATGCCTTATCTAATCTTATGATCTGCGCCGAGTGCGGACAACCCTACCGCAGGCAGGTGTGGTCCAAGAATGGTCAGAAGTGGGCCGTCTGGAGGTGTGATAACCGACTGAAGCATGGTTCCGAGCGGTGTAAGAACTCCCCTACTTTAAAAGAAAAAATCCTTCATGAAGCGATCATGGCAGCCATTGGAAAGGTGGCAGAGGACAATGGAGAATTTGTCCAGGCATTTCGTGAAAATGTGATCCGGATTATTGGAAGTCATGGCGGAGGGCCAGAACCGATAGAGTTTGATGAACGGATCCGTGATCTGGAAGCAGAATTGATGAATTTGATAGAAATTTGATAGAATCATGTGCTCAGGGAGATTGCTCCGAAGAGGCCTTTGACCGGGAATATAAAAAAATCACAGAGGAGCTGAAAGCTCTCCGGCGAGAGCGTGGGCAGGCCAGCAGAGAGAAGCAGCTGGCAGATGCCTATGAGCAGAGGGCTGAAGAGGT